TATGGCAGCGGAGCAGAAGCCGCGTATTCAACCCGTCGCTTGAATGGGCTATACTCAGGCGATTGCATGACTATCCGCAGAGCGTCCGATAGCACAACTCAAAGCATCGGATTCGTAGGCGAGGAAATCGATGAATCAGCCATTGAGACCTTTTGCAGTGGCACTACTTGCACGGTTCAAGTTTGGCGCGACCAGTCAGGCAACGGTAACGATACAACCCAAACAACAAGCGCGAACCAACCTACTATCTACACGGGCGGAGCCTTGGTAAAAGAGGGTGGGCGTTTGGCGTTGGACTTTGATGGCTCGAATGATAGTTTAACAAGTAGCACACCTCCATTTTCAGGTACTACAAACAGAACAAGTTTCACCGTTTCAAAAGCGAACACAGCCACAAGCGATGATATAATATACGGAATCAATTTTTTGTCTGGTCAGGTTGGCACACTGTGGCAATTGACCGCAGAAACTCAACTGCGTGTAATGGGTCGCATCGCGTTTAATAACAGCGCCCAAACTATATACAGCCTCGGAACTTTGGTGTTTGACGGGACAACTGTAAATGATGCAAATTTCTATTTAAACGGTTCAATCACAACACAAGGCACAAGCGCAGGCGCAACGATAAACACCTCCAACAATGATTGGGCAATTGGTAACACTCCAACACAAAACACGTTTTACGACGGAAAACAACAGGAGTTGATTTTTTACGCGAATGCCAAATCAAGCACAGACCAAACGAGCATCGAATCCAACATCGGCGATTACTTCACCCAAAACACGCCACTGCTCGACACGTACAGCGGTGCGGCGGCTGCGTATTCATTGAGGCTTTTGGATTCAACGTACACGGGTGACGCGGTAGAGGTTTACAACGGGAGCAGCTACGCGGATATAGGGTTTAACGTATTCGGTGAACTCGATACTGTTGCCTTGGCTGCTCACTGCGGTTCAAATAACGGGTTCGTGTCGAAGTGGTACGACCAGTCATCTAACTCAAACGACGCGGCGCAAACCACGACGGCGAACATGCCAAAGATTTACGACGGAAGCACGGGCGTGGTGACGAGGGGCGGTAAACCAAGCGTACTATTTACAGGGAGCACTCAAATCCTGCCGATTTCAAGCAGCTTTAGCAATAACACGTATTTGTATGTAGGGCAGCCTTTAAATAGATGTCAAGGGTTTGGCGATTTTAATAAATCAGTTAGAACCGATGGAATTGTTGGGTACAGAAATTTCGTATTCGAATGGGCTGGTGGGAATTTGTATGTATTGCACAATGGCACGGTGTACGACGCAACGAGCGGAGGTGGTATTTCAGTAAACCTTGCTTTCGATGTTGTTTTGTTCCGTCGTGGGTCAGTCGGCACACCAGCACCTGATGCAATAGGCTATGAAAATACGCAATATATTAGTGAAATCGTGTCCTATTCCACTTTAGAAAGCGATGCCAATCTTGTTGGTATTAGCAACAACGCGAATGCATTTTACTCAGTTTTCTGATGAACCAATACATAATCGTACTACCAACACCAACGCAGACAAGCGAACGGAGAGCGTACCAAATCACGCGCGAACTCTACAACATCTCTCGACCCGTTTTGATACAGGCGGAAGGCGAAGCGGCCTCGACCGTGTTCGGGATTATCGTACACCCTGACGGAGTACAGAACGCTTTGCAGGTTGATACGGATTACCTTATCAACGTACATCCCGCTGCAAACCTTGAACGCCTCGTTGCGTGCTTTCCTGAGCTGTCGAATGATGAGCGGTACAGCCTGAGCAGTTACGTGCAAGTGAATCAGAAGTTCCCGTTCGGGCATATCGTGCCAAGCGATACAACGATCCGAACACAGGAGTACATGGACGATAACGGGTGGTTTCCTGATCAACCTGAAATTGATTAACTTGCAGGCATGAAGGTCACAATTCAAAAGGCGTGCAAGCTACGCGGTAAGAACTGGAAGAAAGGCGCAACGCCGTCAGTCACTTCTGACTTTGCTGCAGAACTAAAAGCAAAGGGATACCTCGACGCCCCAAAGAAAAAAACGGACTCAGATAATAACGATTTAATAGAAGAATAAAATGGCCATTTTTAACGGTACAGAATTGGGTGTATACATCGGCGGCACGCTGATCGCAGCGGCTACAGATTGCTCGCTTTCTCTCAACATGGAAACAATCGACATTACCACAAAGGACAGCGCGGGATTCCGTGAGCTGCTCGGCGGTGTCAAATCAGGATCAATGAGCGTTAGCGGTTTGATTGATTACAACGACGCTTCAAATGATGACGTTTCTGACTTGTTTACAGCGTTGGACAATCGCACAGCTTTAACCTTAAAGTTTGCAAAGGCCAATCCTGTTGTAGGCGAAGACTTCAATTACAGCGCTAGCGGTTTTATCACTAGCCTTGAGCAGTCAGGCGGCACGGAGGACACAGCTACTTACAGCGCTTCGTTTGAGTTGAGCGGTGCAATTACACAGACGGCTGAATGATTGAAGTAAACGGCACAGAGTACCCAGTGCGGTACAGCATGAAGGCGCTGAAGAAGTTTGAGCGTAAAACAAAAGTCAATGTGTTTAGCCTATCCGATCCGTCGAAGCTAAGTGCAGAGGCGTGCGCCTTTCTTTGTTTCGTTGGTGTTGAATGTGGATGCACCTTTGAAGGGCAAGACTTCGATATGGACCTGCCGACGTTCGAAGACTACATTACACTTGAACACGTCACACAGTGCTTTGATGCACTCGGCGAATACAGCAGCGAAAAAAAAGCATAGACGGCACAGACAAGCCGATTGGCTGGCCTGATATTATACGGATGGGGATGGGCATTTTACGCCTGTCCCCTTCTGCGTTTTGGTCAATGACATTTGGCGAGGTAAGCCTTGCACTTGACGCCAACCGTGAGAGCGAGGAGATGCGCGAACGGATGGAGTGGGAGCGCACGCGGTGGCTTGGTTCTATGATCATGCAGCCCCACCTTAAAAAAGGCCGTAAATTGCAGCCAAAGGACCTGATGCAGTTTCCATGGGAGAAGCCAAAGGCAAAGGCTGAGAAGCTTACCAAAGAGGAACTGAGAGAACGAATATTAGAAAGAGATCAATGGCAAAGCTGAATGATTTAATTGTAACCATCGGAGCGCAAACGCGGCAGTTTGATAAGGCTTTAGGTGCCTCCATGCGGAAGATGCAGAACTTTGGCAGGAGTACGAAGCAGCTAGGTAAGTCGATGACGCGAAGCCTGACCATGCCGATCGCTGCACTTGGTGCGGCAGCTATCAAGTCGGCGGCCGACCTCGAAACGATGGAGGTGAGTTTCATCAGCTTGACAGGTGGCGCAAAGCAGGCCGCCGATATGATGGCCAACCTCAACGAGTTTACAGCAAAGACACCGTTTCAAATTGAGGCAGTAGCGAAGTCAGCGCGGCAGCTCATTGCATCGGGATCAGGTTTGGAGGAAGTCAATACACAGCTGCAGTTTCTTGGCGACATAGCCGCAACCAGTGGCCAGCCTATTGATGAGATAGCTGCAATCTTTGCCAAGGTCAACGCGAAAGGCAAAGTAGAATTAGAGAACCTGAACCAACTAGCCGAGCGCGGCATTCCAATCTTTACCGCATTGGCTGAGGCGACTGGTTTACCTGCTGATAAACTTGGCGCGGGGCGTGTGAGCGTTGATCAGTTTAATGAGGTGTTGCAGAGCTTTAGTAAAGAGGGTGGTTTTGCTGCTGGTGCAATGGAGCGGCTAAGTGAAACGGCATCGGGTAAGTTTAGCACGGCACTGGATAACCTGAAGTTGGCAGGCGCGGCGTTGGCTGAGGATTTATTACCTGTTGTAAAAGATTTAATTGATAAGTTTACCGCATTCACTCAGCGCATTCAAAAGCTCTCGCCCGAAAGCAAAAAATTAGCGTTGCAAATTGCAGCAGTTGCAGCGGCCATTGGCCCTGTGTTAGTTATTTTGCCCAGCCTATTAAGTGGGTTTAATGCTGCACGTTTAGCGTTTATATCATTAAACACGGTAATGCTTGCCAATCCATTTGCAATAGTTGCAACGGGCATCGCGTTAGTCGTTACTGGTTTAATTGTGTTAAACAACAAAACTAATGACGCAGCTACGGCAGTTGAGAAGTTAGCGCAGGCAAACAAAGACTTGACGCTAGAGGAACAAAAGCGAAACGTTGAGAAGGCCATAGCTGATCAACAGGCTTTAGTTGATTTGCTCAAAGCCGAGAAAGAAGCTAAAGATAAAATAGCTGAGAAGTTTGGAGGTAAGGCAATAGCAGAACAGAAGGAGGCAAACAAAGCATTTGAGGACGCGAACGCAGAGCTGCTGAAAATGCAGACAATGTTGGGAGACATTGATACGGAACTGAGTGACATGGCAGCCAGTGCAACGGCAGCAGCTGCAACGGTCACCGCTGAGATGGAGGCAGTTAAAGAGTCGTTCATGATTGCTATCGAGCCTTTACATGTTGACGTTGTAGATAACACTGTTGTAAAGGGTTTGCAAAGGATGGGCACGGCGGTGCAAGATATAGTGAAGCAAGCACAGGGCAGCATTGACAGCACACGCCAAAAGATGGCGGCCTTTGGTATGCAAATGGCCAACAGCTTTACAACTATCTTTTCTCAAATGATTGAAGGATCGTTTAATCTAGAGGAAGCACTGATTAACATGCTGAAAAAAGTGTTGGCGCAGGCCGTTAGCTTGTTGGTTGTGTTTGGCTTGCTCAGTGTTTTCACTGGTGGGGCTTTTGGCGCAGCGGTTGGCGGCCTTGGTAAATTTATGGGGGCAGGTTTAGGAATACCACAATTTGCAGAGGGCGGTATTGTCAGCGGGCCAGTCATCGCGCAGGTGGGTGAGTACTCAGGCGCATCACATAACCCTGAAGTCATTGCACCGCTGGACAAATTGCAGAGCATGATGGGCGGCCAAGCCGTACAGGTCACAGGCAAGATCTCAGGCCGTGACATATTGTTAACGAGTGAACGAAATGCAATCGACCGTAACCGAGTAAGAGGATTTTGAGCCATGGACCCGATACGACTATACGCAGACTTCAAAGATGATAACGGCCTTGAGTACCGTTTGAACATTCACCAAGCAGGCTGGCAAGTATCGCCGTTCGAGTTTAATCTTGGCGCTGATGGCTTCACACTGCAATACAGCGGCGACAATGAAAACCGAATGCAGCCAATCATAGGCAGTGAACTTACCTTCACGCTTATTGAGAACGCCCAACAGCACACCAATTTTATTGGACAATTAGCAAACTCGGAGGATGCAGAATTTACGGTATCAGTTTGGAAGGGTTGGCAGGTTACTAATGAATTGTTTTGGACGGGTGTGCTGCTGTCTGAGCAGATAAGCCTAATGGATGAAGCTTATCCAATACAAAACACGTTCAACGCGGTGGACGAATTGGGCAACCTTGCCAATACATTGTACACCAACGACGGCACGGCATACACAGGCCGCGACAATATAGCGCAGCATATTTACAAATGCCTACTCAAAACGCGGGCGCTCCATGTGTACAACAGCACGGATGTATTATTCAAATACGCCAATAATTTTTTCCCTACGACAGATTTTCAGAGCACGAACGCGCTAATAGAGTCAGAGGTGAATCACTCAGCTTTTTACAATCAGAATGATAACGGCACACCTGAATTTTTTGACACGTTTAAAGTGCTGCAAGATTTGGCAATCACATTTAACAGCCGCGTGTTTTTTGCTGAAGGCGTGTTTTACTTCATACCAATTGGCGCGGTTACGGACAGTACCTATTTATCTTTTTACAGCGTCACCAAAGGCGGCACAGTAAGCTCAAGCGCCACGGCGGTAGATGTAAACTTAGAAGTGGGTGAAGACGTTATAAAGCTTGCAGGTGGATCGACTACTTTCTTGCCGCCATTGCAGAAGGTGCAGCGAATTTGGGAAACTAACGCCAATTTTCCCGTGTTGTTTCAGTTCGCACAGTTCTTAAATTCTCAGGGGCTTTACAGCGAATTGATTGGCACGGAAATAACTGATGATGATTTGGTTTATGAACCTGACACAGTTCTGCGCTTGCAATTCCGATACAATCACAGTTACTCAGGCGGCGGCACGTTTCCAGTTGGTGAGGATATATTAGGCCGTTTAGTTTTAAGATTGCGCATTCAGTGCGGAACGCTTTTCTTAGCAAATTCTGTTACTTTTGGTCCTGATACTACGGAATACGGAAACTACCAAAGCAGTGTAAGCATTGACAACATGAACATAAGTGGCCCTGCATGGGCTTCAAGTGGTTTCTTTTATATTCCTTTGACTCCAGATCCAATGTATTTCGACAGGAACACAGGTCAAATATTTTTAGCACAGAGTTTTTTTAGTAATGTGTTAGAAGTGCCTGTAGGTGATCAGAATTTATTAGTGGATTTACCCGTTTTACCTTCTCAGCAAACTGGTTTAAGTGTGACGGCTACAATAATGGCAAACGACCATAGTGGTGCACCTATCACAGATATTAACGGCGCGAACGCCTACGGCAAGCTTTCCAATATTGCCGTGTATGCCATGACTGGAGCGGCGACCAACGGCGACCAAGTAGTATACGAGGCCAACACAGGAAACAACGGCCAACTAATTGTTGAGCAGCCAAGCGTCGAGATTGGTTCAGGCACGTTCGATAATCATAAAAACATTTATGATAATATAGGAGAGGGTGAAGTAATAAACGAGTGGAGTGGGATACTGTACCCGCAAGCAGATACGTCAATACATTCGCTTGGAGTACAGGAAATTATAGCGGGCCAAAACAATAGCACGATGATTAAGCGCGGCGGCTATTATAAACGATTTGTCAGCCCCTTAAATACGTTAGAAATTGAAGGCGGTTTTTACTTGCCGTTTCAAACGTCTTTCATAGCACGACCGATTGAAGGCGAATTTGAAGCGTGGCAGCTTGATGATAATGATGAGGATATTGTTGTGCCACAGCCTGAAGTAATTGACACGCACGACCCGCAGGACGACAGCGAACCCGTGTACAATATCCGCAACACCTTTGCGCCCGATGCTGGCAACATTGCCCCGAATGTATTTCGCCGCTTGCTACAGCAGCCCGTGACGGCAGTGAATAACAGCGATGCATCTACCTACCAAGTAACGGCAGTTGATTATATGGTCATGAACACATGGACAGGAGCGAACGGCAGGAGCTTCATATATCTGCCAAGCGTAACGGGTAACGAGGGGCGCACGGTACAATTTCACAGCGACGAAACTATAAGCGCAAACAAGAACATACAGCTTGAGCCGCATTCAAGCGATACGGGTGTAACTATTGACGGCGCAGGCGCTTACGCTTTCAACCGCTCTTATGACGGCATCACTATCTTGTGCCATAATTCGAATTGGTTTATCATACAGAAAAAAGAGAAGTGATGGAGTGGGAAATTGTTGCAATCGTTTTGCCTGTAGTGGCGGGTTTGGTGGGTGTATGGGTAAACCTTAACAGCACGGTGGCACGCCTGAAAAGCCGCGTGATCCAGTTGGAACTAGACAGCAACGAGATAAAGAGCGACATGAAAGAACTATTGGCCAGCGTCCACAAAATCGAGTTGATGATTGCAAAGCTTCAAAAATGATTTGGATTATCTTAGCAACCATAACCGTCAACGTCATATATAAGGCTCGCGAGTACGGTAGGGCAGACGTTGCGGATTTAATTATATTGATTGCCGCCTGCGCACTGTTATGGAACTAAGGTATTTCCGCTTTGAAGAATTTGATTGCAAGTGCAAGAAATGCCGCACAAATTCTGAGGGCCTTGGTATCGACATAATGGACATGGATTTTTTGATGATGCTGGACGACGCCCGCCACAAAGCTGGCGTACCGTTTCGGATCAGCTCAGGCGTGAGATGCAGCGCACACAATCGGGCGAGCGGCGGAAAGAAAGACAGCGCCCACCTTGACGGCTTGGCGGTTGATATTGTATGCAGTGACAGCAGAACGCGCGGCTATATCCTTGGCGCACTTTACGAGGCGGGATTTAACCGCATTGGCATTCACAAGGACTTCATACACGTGGACGATCACCCCGCAAAAGATGCGGATGTAGTTTGGTTATATGACTAAGGACATACGCCCACGGATCAACGCCCAGCAGATGCGTGCGCTGGACTACCTGAGAACAAAGGAACGGCGTATTTTGGTTATAGGAGATTTGCATTGCCCGTTCGAGCTTGATGGATATTTTGAGTTTTGTTTAGACACGTACGACCGCTTTGCCTGCAACCAAGTGATTTTTATAGGCGACATTCTAGACAATCATTACGCATCTTACCACGAAACAGACGCCAACGGAATGAGTGGAGGGTATGAGCTACAGGAAGCTATAAAGCACGTCGATAAGTGGGCGCAGGCGTTTGCGATTGCTGACGTCATTATAGGCAACCATGACAGGCTAATAATGCGCAAAGCGTTCAGCTCATCAGTGCCGCGCGAATGGATTAAAGACTACAACGAAGTGTTGGGCACTTCATGGAATTGGATTGAACGCATTGAGTATGACGGCGTGCAGTACTGCCACGGGGAAGGTGGCACAGCACGCACCAAGGCGAAGAACGATATGCAGAGCACGGTACAGGGGCACATACACACGCAGGCATATGTTGAGTGGCTAGTAGGCAACCGCAGCAAAATATTTGGCATGCAGGTAGGTTGCGGCATCGACCGCGATAGCTACGCGGCTGCATATGCCAAGCACTACAAAAAGCAGGCAATCGGTTGCGGCGTGGTCATAGGTGGGCACACGGCAATCAATTGTTTAATGCCGCTTTAATACCTTGCACTAAATTTTTACATTATGGGTGAATTGATTCAGACTTATTGGGCCGAGATTGTTTTGGCTCTTATGGCATTCGTGAAGGTCATTGTAAACCTCACACCAACAGAAGCAGATAACAAAGTATTTGGATGGCTCGACACGCTAATAAGCGCAATCGTAAGCGACAGGCGAAAGGAACGCCGAGAAGCGCGAAAAAATGACTAACTTAGCCGCTAGGTTTGTTCCCTAGTTTGTTTGCAAGTTGATTTAAAGGGCTGCCCAACGGGGTGGCCTTTTTTTGTGCCCTAAAAAAAAAATCAAAGTTTTTTACGCAAAAGTTTGCGTAACGAAATAAGTTGCGTATCTTTGACTCAGTCAAACAAACAAACAACACTACCATGAATTACTCAATCCAACAACTTCAAGACCTTGACGACAAGTTAGTTATAAGTGGTGATTCAACTTCAATTGACTACATTCAAGGCGGTAAATATGTTATGGAAGGCGTATTGAAACCAGCTCAAGCAATTGTGAAGTATCGAGATTGGTTAGTTGTTTTGGAAGATTGCGGAAACGGTTTTGAACCAATAAGCGCACGCAACACAATGACAGGAACAGAGTACAATAACCCAATGCAATGGTTTTCAAATAAAGTAAAATGATGTGGCGCGAAGGATACGACTACCCAGCAGACGACGAAGACGAAGGCCGTGACTATTTCGAAGAGGCCGACGAACAACATGACAAATACCAAGACGAAAAACTCGACCAATGAAGAACACAAAAAGAGAATTTTTAAGTGCAGCAAAAAAGCGCCAAGGTTTTAAGACTTGGTTCATAGAACAAGAAGCATATTCACGTGACTACGTTATAGAAATATCCGTGGATAATGGTTATACAATAGGCGATAATCAATGTACTTCAGAACGGGTGCACGTCTTGAGTGAAGAGTTAACAATTTCGGACGGTTGGCGTTTAGCTATCAAAGCCTTGCAGACTATAAAACAAAAATAACAGTAATGAACAAACCTATTTGCGTGCGCAGCAGCGTACAAGTAACAGCCCCGACGTCATTCAACCAATGGCAGCAAGACCTAGCCGAGGAACGCGAGTTTCTGCGCTTGATTGACAAAATGAAAATGCACCTAAAGCAAAACCGAGAACGATGAACGTTGAAACAATACAAGTAAGTTCATGCCGTGGCGCGTTTGATCGCGAAACGAGGCGCGTGTACCTAATGGAGTGGCTTGAACACGTACGGCCTGACGTCATGATAAACGACTACAACAAGAAACAGCTCCCTGCGATCATGCCGCACGGTGTATTTTACAGCCGCAGACAGGACACGATTCAGCAGCACAGCGGTCTAGTACAGGTTGACATAGACGGCAAGCACCAACGCGGTGGCTTTGATCCTGAGAACTTAGCGCGAGACATGGAGGCCGCGCCCTACATTGTAGCGGGTGGCATTAGCTGCATGGGCGAGGGTTGTTATATGCTAATTGCAGTCGAAGGCATCGACCAAAACAACCACAGGGAAAAGGCCAGCCGCGTCATGGATCTAATTGAAGAACAGTTCAATGTAGTGGTAGATGTGCCCGTTTCAAACAATCTCAGTTCCCTGCGCTTTGCTTCAGGGTATGCACCCTTCATTAATTACGACGTCAAACCATTAAAATTCGAGTCATGAACAACACCGATGAACTACGGGCGCTGTCTGAAAAATACGATATGCAGCCTGATCACTTTCACAAAGACCCGCGCGGCTTTGTCATTATGACGCGCCGAGGCGTTGAGCACTTACAAGCCAAAATAAAGGCCACAGTGCGCTTTTCTACCGTCGCGGAATACTCAGACCCAAAGGAGGGGAGATATTGCATTAAAGCCTACGCAAAATGCGAAATAGGGCAAGTGGAGACGTATGGCGAAAGCAGCAAAGCAAATAACCGAAACGCTTACCCGATTGCCATGGCGGAAAAACGCGCTTTATCACGTGCCATTTTGAAGCTTGCAGGCTTTTACACTGCTGGCGTGTATGGCGAAGACGAAATTGATGAATAGCCTTAATGAGTTTTTTGATACCGTAGACGCTGACCATGCCGATGAGGTTGAAAGCATGAAAGACTACGCATTACACCTGCTCAGCACGTCCACAATGAAGGACGATGATGACGGGTTAGAAGATGAAATAATAGACACAGACCCAACGCCAAGCCGCTGGCGTGAGATATTCGAGCGGCTACGATTAAACCAGTTGCGTGCAATCGACTTGCCCAACTGTTCACAAACTGAATTCACTAAATCATATAAAAAACATGGAATTGATAATTGAGGGAGTTATTAAGCGCGTTTGCAAACCGATGGAATTTGAAAGCGGCTTTAGGAAGTGCGAAGTACACGTTGAAATCCAAGACGGGAAATACCCGCAGACCTTGGCGCTGGAGTTTCTGAAAGACGACGTAGATGAAGCCGTTGCATTGCCTGAGGGCAAGACAATCAAAGCACGCTGCAACGTACGCGGCAGCGAATGGCAAAAGGACGACACGCAGCCAATGCGCGTATTTATGTCGCTAGTGCCTTGGAAGTATGAGATAGTAGAAGGCGATCCAGCACCAACCCAACAACCTTCACAAGATGGCGGAAATTTCCCTTTCTGAGGTGCGATATATCGTTAAGCTACCAAAGCAAAACACGCGCGTCACGTTTGAGAACTATGGCAGCTTTGCCAAGTACGTCGAGGATCTGCGCACCAAGCAAATAAAACATGAACTTCATATTGAATACGATGAATCTGAGACAGTTTATAAAGCAACATTACAAGACGGTAGACAGGTGCGCGGATGATCTTGGCGTAACCCGCCGCACGGTAGAAAATTACTGTTTCCGTAACCCGTCAGGCATATTGAAGCACAGTGGTCAAATCATACAGCTGGACGGCGTGGAGCCGTTGCAGCTATTCGACGCGGTAGCCGCGTCCATGGAGCAAATCAACGAGAACCGCCCGAAATGATATGGCAAAAGCTTACAACCCATGAAATGGCCTTTGCATACGAAACAGGCAAGGACGTCATACAGGCAAAAATGAAAAACAATCATACAGGCAACAATGAGCTCAGTAAGTATGCTGGTTACGTTGGTCAGGTCGCAGCAATGAAGTACCTAAAGGCGGTAAACATTGACGATTATGAGTATGATTTAGAGCGCAATGGCAAACGCATAGAAGTAAAAACAAAGGTGCGGAACAGAATACCCGATCCGAATTTTGCGGCTTGTGTTTATGCCTCTAACGCTGACCAGCTTTGCGACGTGTATTTGTTTATGCAGGTAATGAAACGCGCAGACAACCCAAAAAAGTTAATGCACGGCGCTTACTTGCTTGGGTGGATTGATCGCGGCCTGTATAATGAACGGTTTTACCAAGTGCGTAAAGGTGATAAAGACGGCAAATATTACACAGAGCCAGCCGACGCGTTTAAAATTGAGCTGCGTGATTTACGCCCAATTGACGAGCTAAAATGAAGCGCACAGGCATCTGGATACCGCTGGAGATTTGGGAGCTGGACCTCGCGCCGATGGATCGCGTTCTATTGGCTGAAGTTGCCAGCTTTGCGGAAAATGGTAAGGCGTGCTTTATGACAAACGCCAA